CAAGTAAAAAGAATTGGCTGCTCTACGTTTAAATCTCTCGTAGAGGAAAATAAACTTCTCTTGTTTGATCCAGATGTAATATCAGAAATATCCACATTTATTGAATCTAAAGGATCGTTTGCTGCTGACGAAGGATATCACGATGATTTAATTATGCCATTGGTGTTGTTTAGCTGGGCATCAAATGAGCCACTGTTTAAAGACATGACAAATGCCAATAACAGGCAGGCTCTGTATGCTCAAAAAATGGTACAGATTGAAGAAGAAATGACACCATTTGGATTTATGAGCACCAACAATACGGATGAACCAGACTTTTTTGTCGAGGATGGGGATCTTTGGCTATCAGACAAGTGGCAAAAAGACTACAAAGATTTCCTCGAAGAAAAAATTTTATAAATATAAAGTAAATTGTTTCGTTATGTGAATCATAACTTATTAAGGAGAATAACATGGCATTTCAACTATCGCCAGGAGTTGTGGTAACAGAAAAGGATCTAACGCTAATAGTTCCTTCCGTTGCTACCACAGCTGGAGCCTTTGCTGGTGCGTTCCAATGGGGTCCAGTCGACGAAGTAGTTACTGTCGACTCAGAAGTAAATCTTGCTGAGAGATTTGGACCACCAAACGACACCGTGTTTACGTCGTTTTTTACTGCAGCTAACTTTTTGTCTTATGGCAACAACCTTCAGTTAGTAAGAGTTGTTGATAAATCTGCGTCTATCAATGCTGCTGGTACATCTAATATTGCAGGTAATGCTGTTACAGCATTAGTACTAAACGAAGATGATTATTTAAATAACCATGCTTCTGGTACAGCCAACACCGATTGGTTTGCAAAGTATCCAGGTGCTCGTGGCAATTCGCTGCTTGTCTCGCTTGCAGACGCAAACTCTTTCTCATCTTGGGGTTATTCAGGCAACTTTGATTCTGCTCCAGGCACTTCAGCTTATGCTGTTGATCAAGGTGCAACAAACGATGAACTTCATGTTATTGTTGTTGACGAAGACGGTGTGTTTACTGGACAAAAAAATACTGTACTTGAAAGATTTGCATTTGTATCTAAAGCAGTAGATGCAAAACTTCCAGATGGTACAAACAATTTCTATAAGACTGTAATAAATAACAGTTCAAAATATATTTGGTGGGGTAATCATCCTCTTACTATAATTTCTGGCACATCTAATTGGGGTTCTGAAGCTGCTGGTATCACGTTTGCAAACACAACTGCCAATGCTACAGTATCGTTAGCTGGAGGTGTTTCGGCCGATAGCGTATCGGCTGGCAACCTTCAAAATGGTTTTGCAATCTTTGCTAACGATGAGCTTTATGATGTATCGCTAATTCCTCTCGGTGCAGTTAATGGTGCTACAGCAACTTATGTTATCAACAATGTTGCTGAAATTAGAAAAGATTGTGTTGTGTTTGTTTCACCAGAGCAAGCTGACGTTGTTAACAACTCTGGTAGCGAAGCAACAGATGTGACAGGATTTAGAGACAGTTTGCCATCCAGTTCTTATGCAGTAATGGATTCTGGTTACAAATATCAGTACGACCGCTACAACGACGTTTACAGATACGTTCCTTTGAATGGTGACACAGCTGGTCTTGCAGTTAGAACAGACTTTGTTGCTGATCCTTGGTTCTCACCAGCTGGTTTCAACAGAGGCCAGATCAAGAACGTTGTTAAGCTTCCTTTCTCGCCTAAGAAGACTGAAAGAGACACACTTTACAAAAAAGGTGTTAATCCTGTAGTTACATTCCCAGGCCAAGGTACAGTTCTCTTTGGTGACAAGACTCTCTTAGCTAAGCCTTCTGCATTCGATAGAATTAATGTAAGAAGACTGTTTATTGTTCTTGAAAAGGCAATTGCTACTGCATCTAAGTTCCAATTGTTTGAATTCAACGATGCATTCACGAGAGCTCAGTTTAGAAACTTGGTTGAGCCATTCTTGAGAGATGTTCAAGGTCGTCGTGGTATTACAGACTTTAAAGTCGTCTGCGATGAGACAAACAACACTGGCGAAGTGATTGATAGAAACGAATTTGTTGCTGACATCTTTATTAAACCAGCAAGATCCATTAACTTTATTCAACTTAACTTCATCGCCACGAGAACAGGTATCTCGTTCGAAGAAGTTGGCGCTTAATAGGGAGATAGCAAATGTCAGTTTTTAACGTAGAAAGATTTAAATCTGCCCTAGTAAACGGAGGCGCTCGTCCTAATCAGTTTGCTGTGCAGATTGCATTTCCAAGCTATGTCAGTCAGTCCTCAAGAGTGGCGAGTGAGTCGCCATTCTTGGTTAACATTGCTGAGTTGCCAGGTCAGGTTGTAAACCCAGCTATCGTTCTTTACAGAGGAAGAGAAGTTAAGTTCTCGGGTGATAGAATTTATGCACCATGGACAACTACTATCCTTAACGATACTCAGTTTACATTAAGAAATGGTATCGAGGAGTGGATGGCTGGAATGGAAGATCTTCAAACCAAGGTTGGTAGATTAGTTCCATCTGCATATCAAAGAAACATTGAAGTGTTTCAGCTTGACAGAAATGGCAATACATTGAAGCAATATACACTCCTAGATGCATTTCCTGTTGACTTATCACCAATTGCATTGGACTTTGGTGCTAATGACACAATCTCTTCATTCACGTGTACATGGCAATACCAGTCATTTACAATTAGTGGCCAAAGAGGTAGCGTTGGAAGTCTTCTAGGTACAGTATTTAATACTGGTATAGTTTAATCGTTTAGTTAATACATTATGGCTAGTCTTAACCTTTTTGGGTTTACTATTGCTCGTGATCAGAAACCGGAGTTAAAGAGTCAGTCGATTGTGACTCCGGTCAATGATGATGGAGCTTCAACAATATCAACAACAGTAGGTGCTTACGGTGGATACTATGGCACCTACGTTGATATTGACGCTTCTGCTCGTTCTGAGTCTGAAATTATTTCCCGCTATAGAGAAATTTCTCGTTATCCTGATTGCGATAATGCTATTGAAGAGATTGTATCTGAAGCAATTGCTGCTGTCGATGATGAGGCTCCAGTTAATGTTAACCTGGATAGCCTTCAAGTTAGCGACAAGATTAAAAAACAAATTAGAGATGAATTTAATGAGATTGTTAATCTTTTAGATTTTAACGACAAGGCTCACGACATCTTTAGAAGATGGTATGTTGATGGTAGATTGTACTACCAAAAAATGATTGATCTTAAGAATCCAGAAAGAGGGATTCAAGAATTAAGATACATTGATCCAAGAAAGATCAGAAAAGTAAGAGAAGTAAAAAAAGAAAAGCAGCAGAATGGTGTTGAGTTAGTTGAAGTAACAAATGAGTTTTTTGTATACAATGAGAAAGGGATTAACTACACACCAGGTATTCCTCCAGCAATGACAGATAGTGGTGGAATTAGAATTGCAAAAGATACAGTTGTGTTTTGTCCATCTGGTGTATTAGATTTAGACAGAAACTTAGTACAAGGGTATCTGCACAAAGCAATTAAGCCAGTCAATCAATTAAAGATGATGACAGACTCGTTGGTAATCTACAGATTGTCAAGAGCACCTGAGAGAAGAATATTTTACATCGATATTGGCAACCTGCCAAAAGTAAAAGCTGAGCAGTATATGAAAGACATTATGGCAAAGTATCGCAATAAGATTGTTTATGACTCAGCTACTGGTGAAATTAAAGACGATAGAAAGTTTATGACGATGTTGGAAGACTTCTGGCTTCCAAGACGTGAAGGTGGTAAGGGAACTGAGATTACAACACTTCCAGGTGGTGAGAACTTAGGTCAGATTGCTGACATTGAGTACTTTCAAAAGAAAGTCTATCAATCTTTAAACATTCCTATTTCCAGATTCCAAGAGCAGTCTGGATTTAATTTTGGTCGTGCAGCTGAAATTAGTCACGAAGAGATGAAGTTTGCTAAGTTTATCAATAGACTTAGAAAAAGATTCAATCATCTGTTTGATGATCTTCTTAAGACACAGTTAGTGTTAAAGAGAATCATCACAGAAGCTGATTGGAAAGATATCAGAAACAATATTAGAT